TCGGTCGCCACTCCCACATCCCTCATCATCACTGATGAAAGAAAACAAGTAGCAAGCTGATTATGATTTTCTTACTTCATAACCAGACGTGAAAGAAACCCTTTCATCTAGATGGTATAACCTTAAGTTAAACAGCATGTCTATTTATCGGTGAATGAGAACCTAGAAATTCTCATCCATCTTAAGTGTGACATCCGCTCGATATCGTAAGTCCATAAAGGCCTATCTTTATAACTCTTCAGTAAAAACTGGAGAACTTTTAAAGATGGCTTTAAGGGTAAGGAGATTGCCTTATTATCAGCCTTCTTCGCTTTCCCCCTTTCAACTAGCTTAAGAAGAGACAGTGAGCTGTCTCTCTTTTCGGTTAGAGAAAGTAGTCTATCGATATCGTAATCGGTAGCGATACCCGGATAAATATCTTTCCATAATTGATCAAGGTCTTTCAACCAATGATCAACTGTGAAATAGATACTCTGAAAAAGGCGTTGATCCCAAACGGCCTCAGTAACCGGACGGTTATGAGGTCACATTAGGATTTTCGCTTCATCAGGTAAATCCGGAAGCAATCAGTCTATTATTTCAAACACTAGTTTGTCTTTGAGCTGATAAGGCTCAAGACTCTTGAATTTCCACTCCACCAGATTATTAGCCAAGGCTATTTTCTGATGAGGATGGTCTAGTGTAAATGCCATGTCAACCAACGGAGCTTTAGTTAATATAAGTGGTCTCTCGGTATAAATACTTACCAAAAGAGACTCTATATAACCAATATTCGTATTGGCCAAGGTTTCCTTCAGGTAGGAGATCTTCGGAGAAACACTAACACTAGTTAGAGTTCTTAGAAGCTCCTTCATTGAAAAAGACCCCTTTGTTAAACACATGGTTAGAAGGGAGATTAGGGCAAAGCCATAATCACCATTCTCCTTTGGATTTAGCATGGTCATATTTTTTACAAACCTTATCATAGATGAATAAGTGTTGTTAGAGAGTAGATAGTTTAGGACGTTAATCCTTCCTATCCTATCCCTCTGACTCACTAACATCTTCCAAGGTATGGCTGAAACATTCTTCCCTTTAAAGATCGTAACTTTGGCAAATTCTAAACTCGAGTTCTTTGCGATAACAGATTTTGATAAATTTATCGAAACACCGTAATCGCTCATTAACCCTAAGTAAGTTTTTGCCACTATTGGATCAAAAAGGACTATGTCATCTCCTAGCAATTCATATTGATCGTATCACTCTCAAGGAGAGGCCGGATAGGCCATCCTATAAGAGAGTTGTACTATCATATGATGCGTTAGAGCTAACATAGCTCATGAAGATAGAGCTCCCATAGGTTGCCCAACTGCGTATTTTAATACGTCATAGTTAGATGACCCAATGGAAGTTACACCATCCTCACCTTTTTCAAGCTTCAGATAGTATTCTCTATCTACTAATATCCTTGCTCATAGGCGCGACTTATCGTCGCCAATCAATTCAGAAAGAATTGAGATCTGTAAAGATACGGGCAGTCTATCAGTAGCAGCAGAAAGATCATATCCAAAAGACTGGCCTCATTTTGCCGCTTTCTCAGTTGC